TGTACGGGCATTACCCGTACATCACTTGTTGAATTATTTGGCATTAATTATGCACACGAATCACTTCCTCCAGTGGCACATGAGCATTACGATGCTCTGTGTTTCACTGCGTAAGTGACCGTGTTAATTCTATAACATTCTAGGTATATTCACACCCCCGTCTCTTAATTGAGCGCGAAAGTTGAACCCATGGCTATTTGTTTGGAAACCAAAACGAAGGTTATTATACACTGTAGTATAACAGTCCTTGTCTAGGTTCTCGCTAGCCACGAGTTTAACACCTAGGAAAGTCAGCTGGAACGCCACCAGCTGCCTATATAGTCTTTTTAGATATAGTTAATGACTCCATTTATTGGATGTCGAACTAGAACTTGGATTCTAGAGTTAGGCGATTTAATCAAATTTGAAATTGATTTTACTTAGCGTATCATAGCGCAGTCAATAAGGTTACTCCAATTTCCTTTTGGCCCTCTTTTAGAGTAAAAGTATTTGATAAAGTATTATGAGAAATAACGTATGACTCTTCATATGTATGTTTGCATGTTCGACCGGCGCACATGGTAAGACCGGAAACGAGATTGTTTACGTATATATGCTTGTTTGAAAGCGATATGAAGATAGATGGTTTAGGGTATGAGAAAGCACCCCGATCATCAAATTGCAATAAACCACTTCTATGAAATTAAAGTATTTATAAGATCGAAACGAGTTTTAAGTGGTAAAATTGGAACAATGGTTAGATACGGAAAGAAAGTATTGGACCAGGTGCTCTGCACCGAAGCCTCCGCAAAGGAGCAAAGACGAGCAACATATAATCGTAAAAAGCTCGATTGGTGGACACATTCTGTTAAATATCAGATGTTGAATCCACCCAAACGGAAATGGTATCCAGAATTGGAGCCTATTTTCGAAATGTCCACAGAAGCAGAATTTGATGCACAATTTGGATTTGAATCCTTAAATGTTGCACGCACTATTTTGGATACTCTTATTAATCAACTCAACATTAAATGTTGTGATGATATTATTAAAGAGATTGAAGGTATTATCCTTCTTTTCATTACTGTTTCAAAAAGCTCTGATTACATTGGAGCAATGGCCGCAATTGGCCTTTATGTTCGAGATAAATTTGATTCTTCCTTGTCTAAGGAGATTATGAATTATATTGAGGACCTTATGTCCTTCACATCTCAGAACGGATTTGAAGAAACCGAAGCCGTGGATCCACAATGGCTTCGTTTCATGAAGGACGTTAAGACAAATTGGCTTCAATGTCGCTCGTCCTCTTTATTTAGAAATTTCACTCGTGTTCTGAGTGTTCTTGTTATGTCTGGACTTTACAGAGTTTCAGATATGTCCTTCTCAATTGCTGGATTCAAATTATTTGAACCTGATATGAAACTTTTATGTTCAAGTGCAGGTGATTTGTTTACCGCAGTTGTTGATATGGTTGTTTACTTTGCAGAACGTATCTATTATGCAATGAAGACCAAATCTTTTCAACCATTTTTGGTTGATAGTATTGAAACTGCTGAATTAGAAGTTGAGTATACGGCAGTTATGAATCATTGGGAGCTCTACCGTAATGGTAATTTGGAAAAGATTGCTGAAATTGAGCCGCATCAATTTCTTGAGTCACTCAATTCTTTAAGTGATAAATTGAGAGGAATGTTGTCTACCTCTCATGGAATTGATAAGCGTGTTATTGAAACAAAATACCGAGAAACTATTAAAGTTCTTGGTGATTTTCAAATGATTCGCGCCAACAGTGGTTTTAGAAGATCTCCTTTCAGTATTGAATACTTTGGAGCTTCCAATGTTGGTAAGTCCACTATTAGTGAGCAAACAACTCACTATTTGTTTAGTGGCAATGGATTGGATACTTCTGATTTAAAGAAATTCACCTATGTTTCTGGTAAGAAGCATTGGGATGGAGCTCGATCAGACATGTTGGAGCTTAAGATTGATGATCACGCAAATGTGAAGAAAGATTTTGTTGAAACTTCTCCGTGTGATGTCATTATTAAAGTTTGTAACAATGTTCCATACAGTCCGCCTATGGCGGACTTGGTCAATAAAGGTAAGGTCTTTATTGAACCAGAATTGGTCACTTTGACCACAAATGTTGAGGATTTGGATTCCTATACTTATTCCAATAATCCTCATTCCATTCAGAGACGTATGCATTTAATTGCTGAAGTTTTTGTTAAAGAGCAATTTGTTAAGTATGTTGGTGGAAAACCTGGAGGTGTTGATACTTCTAAAGTCATTGCATCACATACCATTGATGGGATTTATGATCCCCCTCCTTATCATGATATATGGGAGGTTACTGTGAAACGCGCTGTTCAGGATGATAAAATTTATAATACAAGTTCCTATGAAGTTGTCAATCATAATGGTAAGAAAATGGAAAGAATTTCTATGCTTGAATGGTTGAATTACGCTTCTGAATGTTTTGAAGAACATCGTGAGCAGCAATTCAAGCTCGAAAAGACCCAAGCAAAAACCACCAAATGTGTTCCTTGTGGTATAGATGGCTGCACTCGTGTAAGGGGTTTTTGTTGTAAACATGTTGATCCACAACTTGGTTTGGAACCTGTCATGAGTTTTTGTAGAGAAACTACTGATTCCTTATTAGAAGAAGGTAGAAATTTCTATGATACTCTTGATTGGGTCCCTTATTTGCCAGATTGTGTGGCTAATAACAGGCAGTTTCAGAACTTGTTTTGTTTGGCTAATAAATCGAATTTAGTTAGTTCTTATAAGTCCTATTCGAAAGCTAATGGAGCTTTTTGGATGGGCCTTTGTTCGGTTTTAGCTTATTATGGTAATAATTACACGTCGTTGCTTAGTAGTATCTTATGCACTGCGGGTTTTGCCTTTTTTCAATGTTTGTTGGTCAATAAAGTTCGTGATGTGTACATTTATCGCTTGCGCGATAGACATGTTTTGAATGATATTCATCGAACTTGGAGAAACCGTATTGGTAAAACAATTATGGCTTCTTCTGCTATTGTTGGAACCATTTACCTTTTGGCCAAGACCTACAGAAAACTGTATGGTGTTGATATTCAAGGCAATTTGGAACCCAAGACAGCATTGGACATAATGCAACGTGATGATGAACCCAATATTTGGGCAAGTGTGGTTAAGAGGCCTTTGCCTTGTACGCAGAAAAGTATTGAACACACCATTGATGTTGTGGAGAATAAGGTTAAGAAGAATCTTATGTATGCAACTATTGAAGGTGAGGATCAATTGAAAAGGATGGGCAATGTTTTGTTTGTTGATTCAAACATTGCTATCATCCCTAATCATTATTTTCTGCAATCCGGAGGTGATTCTTTGAAGGTTACCTGCAGGAAAGAAAATGCTAATGCTATTGGCGGGTGCTTTGTCACTCGTTTTGACAAATGTGCTTCTCACCATGTTGAAGGCACAGATTTGAGAGTCTGTTATTCCTCAGCTGGTGGATCATATGGAAATCTAGTTGATTATTTTCCAACTGGTGATCTTAGTGATCATGGATTTCGTATGCTTTGGCGTGCTCGTGATGGACATTTGACTAATGTTCGTGGAGCTGCTAAGATTGGCACTGTCAGTAATGGCATTTGCAAATTCACTGGGGGTTCTTATACTCATCTGAGTATAAACACTTTCAATGGTTTGTGTGGGGCTACGCTTATTTCTGAAAATAAGCAAACCTGCATTACTGGTATTCACCTGGGTGGAAAACAAGACACTCCTCGTGGATGCTTTGGAACTCTTACTAGGGATCAAATTCTTGATGCTATTGAACGCATTAAGAAAATTCCTGGAGTTGTGAAGACTGGCACTGAAGGAGAATTCGAACCTCAAGTTTTGGGTAAACAAATCTTGATAGATGAACCTCTTCATCCAAAGAGTCCCGTAAATTTCCTACCAGAAGGTTCTCAATTTGCTTATTTGGGAGCGTGCATTGGAGCTACTACTTCGCGGAGTGATGTTCGTGAAACTCCTATTTCTCGGTATGTCACTGAAGAAACTGGTGTGGAAAACATCTGGGGTAAACCCAAAATGAAGCCTGAATGGGAGGCTTGGCAGAAGGCTATGGCAAATGCTAGCCACCCTGCTGAACCTGTTAAGCATGAAATCTTACTGAAATCTGTTATTGATTATCGCCGACCTCTTTTAGAGATCGCTAAACAGGACCCATGGTGTCGTGAGACACCACTTTCTGATCATGAAAACCTATGTGGACGTGTTGGATGCAAATTTATTGATGCTATCCCTTTGAACACTTCTATTGGTTTTCCCTTGACAGGTCCCAAGCGTGATTTTATCACAGAATTGGAGCCTACTTTGGAAAAACCAAATAATAGAATTCTTGATCCAGAAATTATGGAATACATTAACAAGTGTGAGGATAATTACCGTAAAGGTATTCGTAATCATTTTGTTGCGAAAGCGTGCAAGAAGGATGAAGTCCTTCCTGTTGCAAAGGAAAAGTGCAGGATTTTTTACGCCAATCCTATTGCATTGACTTGGTTAGTGAGGAAGTATTTCCTCCCAGTTATTCGTTTGCTACAAATGAATCCACTTGTTGCTGAATGTGCAGTTGGAATTAACTGTCATGGTCCTGAATGGGATCAATTCCATAACTTCGTCATGACTTTTGGCGAAGACCACCTTATTGGTGGTGATTATGGCAAATATGATCAAAAATTGCCAGCTCAGAAGTTGATTGCTTCTTTATCTATTTTGATCGACATTGCTAGAAATATGAGTTACACTGACAAGGATCTCCATATTATGGAAACCATGGTTGGTGATATTGTCTATGCAATCATCGCTTACAATGGCGACCTTTTGGCGATCCAATCGGGTACTCATATTAGTGGCAATTCTCTTACTGTTATTCTTAATGGAATTAGTGGAAGTTTGAACCTTCGGGATTTCTTTTATACCAAATATAGTGGTGACATTGAATTCCGTGATGCTGTCAAGCTTATGACTTATGGTGATGATAACATCGGTTCAGTTTCTGAAGATTTTCCAGAATTTAACATTAAGGGAGCTTCTGAATTCTTAGGAGCCCATGGGCAAATTTACACTATGCCTGACAAGGAGAGTGAATTAAAAGCCCATTTGGATCCTGAGGATTTTGAATTTTTGAAGAGGTTTTCGGTTTATCATCCAAAACTTGGATGTAATATTGGAGCTCTTCTTGATAAGTCCATTATCAAGTCTCTGCATTGCTATTTGAGGCCAAAGGGGGCACCTTTAACCCCAGATGAAGCTTGTGCTCAGAACATTGATACTGCTCTTCGCGAATGGTTTAACCATGGTGAATCAGTTTACGAATCACGACGCACACAAATGATTCGTGTTGCCGAGAAGGCTAATATTAGGCACTTGTGCACGCTTCTTAATACAACTTATGATGATATGGTAGTTGATTGGAAGTACAAATACGCTAGTGGTTCAAAGCCAGAGCGTGTTGTAGAGGAATTCTTTACAAACTAAGTCACTCAGGGGACATTAAATCCTGCCCAGTTTCAAATCTGAAGGTAAGCAAAATTGATATATGTATATGGATACCATATTAGTTATATGTTTGTATATTTTGTATTGTTAATATAGGCTTTGCATATGGAAGGGTCCGTACCGCGGAAGAGAGATCTGAGTTCTCCCTGCTCACCTGTAAATATACCCTGCACACTTATTGAGCGTAAAAGTGATGCTTGTACATAGTTCGTTCGGTAATCAATGTAAATCTACATGTTATTTTAATGTCTGTCGAGACGCAAAAAACGACGTCGAGGTTGGGAATGGCGCCCGACCTTTGATTGAGGTAACCGCCACAAATCAACATTTAACTAAAGATACTGGTCCTGAGAGAATCTCATCCGGAGATTCCATGGAGACTCAGTATCCCCAAGTTTATACTCCGCAGTCTGGTACAACTAGTGATCATATGTTAATGAAACAAGTGACTGCTAGCAAATATCAGAATGTTGCTTTCACAGAGCAACATGAACCTTATTTATATGATACTGAATCGGTGATTGATCCTACACGTAAGGTACAAGATTCAATTGATGCAACATTGCAAAACTTTTTCTCTAGGCCTATTAAGGTCGCCGAATATGAGTGGAATGTTGGTAGTCCGTTATATCAAGTGTTTAATCCATGGAGTTTATTTTTTGAAAATCCTCGAGTTATAAATAGGATTTGTAATTACAATCTGTTGAGAGCCAAACTCAAGGTTAAATTTGTCATTAATGGTAGTGGATTTCATTATGGTCGAGCCATTGCTAGTTATTTACCACTTGATGTTTTCGACCAACTGAGTTCTAATGATAATTTGTATCCAGAGGATATTTGTCAGGCTTCACAGCAACCACATTTGTTTTTAAATCCTACATTGTCATTAGGTGGTGAACTGACGTGTCCATTTTTCTTTCATGAAAATTGGATTAGTATTCCAGATGAGCAATGGGATATCATGGGTACCATGTATTTGAGATCTATTAATTCTCTAAAGCATGCTAATGGAGCTGCAGATAGGTGCACTATTTCTGTGTTTGTCTGGGCTGAAGATGTTGAATTATCAGTTCTCACTTCCTCGGAGCCAGCAGCATTGGTTGCTCAGTCTGGTACTGAACAAGACCAAGCTAATAGGCTTGGTATTGTTTCCGGGCCTGCGACTACGATTGCTGCCATGGCATCCGCTGCCAAATCTATTCATACTGTAGCGCCATTCGCGAGAGCTACTGAGATTGGTGCTACTGCTGTAGCCGATGTGGCTAAGATATTTGGGTTAAGTAGACCTGCTGTCACTAAGGATCCTGAACCTTTTAAACCGGCTGCTATTTCCAATATGTCTACAACCACAACACCTGATGGAGTCCAAAAGTTATCGTTGGATGATAAGCAAGAATTGTCAATTGATCCACGGATTGCTGGCATAGGTGGTGTTGATTCTTTGAATATTGTTGAGATTGCTAAACGTGAATCTTATATTGGTACGTTTACATGGGCAGAAGGTACTACACCAGAGACACTTTTGCGTAGTATCAGGGTTGATCCATGCACTTTTTTGAATTCAAACAGAGGTGGAAACTTAGCATATCACTTTCCTGCAACTGCAGTAGCTGCTATGCCATTTCAATATTGGACAGGCAGTTTGAGATATAGATTTCAAATTGTCTGTTCAGCGTTTCATAAAGGTCGTCTCAAAGTTGTATATGATCCAAATACCGCTGCTTCAAACGAGTATAATACTATGTATACTCAGATTGTTGATTTGGCAGACCGTACAGATTTCTCAATAGAGGTTGGTAATGGTCAGCCATTTACACTATTGAGACATTGCAGTCCTGGTGTTGACACGGTGAACGATTTATGGAGTGCAACTCCGTTGCCATCTGAATTATTTGGTAATGGTACTATAAATATTTATATTGTCAATGAATTGACCAGCCCCACTGCCTCAAATGATATTGAAATTAATGTTTTCATGAGTGCAGGTGAGGATTTTGAGGTATTTGTTCCGGATACTGATTTCCAACGCTTTGTTTTTAAACCTCAATCTGGATTCGAACCCCAGTCTGGCTTGGTTCAAAACAAAAGCGAACAGGGCGTTGCTCCAGAGTCTTGGAACGCTACTGAGGAATCTGCTCCTCAGCAAGAAAAAGCAGATGCACTGGGTCCAGCTTTGTGTATGGACCCTAAACTGAATTTAGTTTTTACTGGAGAAAGAATAGCTTCTTTCAGGCAGTTGCTTAAACGCTATAACTTACACTCCAATATTGCTTATTCAGATAATGCCGCTATAGCTCGTATCATTAGTGGTAGACGCAGTATGTTCCCTTATTTAAGGGGTAATGTAGCCGGTGCAGTTAACACACGCGCTGGACCTGCACCTTATAATTTTTGCAATACGGTTTTACTTCATTGGGTGACCTACGCATTTTCTGGATGGAGAGGTTCCATCAGATGGAAATTGCTTCCTAGAGGTGATCAAGGTGAATACGGTATGCTGAGAATGGAAGTCTCTCGAGCCCATACTGGGGAAGATGAGTACGACCAACAGACTTTGGGAGCCCTGTTCTACGGTTCACAAAGCCAAGCGGCAGCCTCAGCAGTAGTCAGTGACACAGTAGGTGGATTACCTGCAGCTGATAGACCACTGTCGGGTGTTCGCGGTGTTGCAATTACCAATTCTCAAGTTAATCCCAATCTTGAGTTTGAAATGCCATTTTACTCTCCTTTTCGTTTTGTAGCAGGCAAAGAAGAGAACAAAACTGGCATAGCTCTTTTCGAAGAGCCATGGGACTTTCGTATCTATGCACGTGCAAATACAAATTTTGCCGTTGATGCGTATGTGGCGGCTGGAGAAGATTTCCAGTGTTATTTCTGGACTGGATTGCCTCCGATGTATATTGAGGTTTCTCCGCCTGCCCCCGTTTAATATAAATTATACTCTGTAGCCGAGTATGGCGCTTTTGAAGCGCATGGCACTAGCCGAATAAAGTTTATAATGAACTTGAAGTTTTTCAAGCTCACTAACCTTATTTGGTTAGTGCGCGGAATTTTTATTCAAGGGAGTTACAAATTTTACTAGTTAGTGTCGTCTCACTAGGCCAGGTGGTACTAGTGGCGCACACGCA